GCTTTGAAGTTGGATCCGCCTCTGCAATACCAATATTTCCATTTGATTTAAAAACCATATAATTATCCCCATTTATGGCATCATTTTGATCTTGGTGTGCAATTTTTAAAGAATCCGTGTTGGCATTTTGAGCTATTCTCCAACCATACCGTGTTGATTCGGTTAATTTAATACCAGATTCGGTTACGGGAGAACCACCAGATCCGGATCTAAGACGTATGAACGCATCATGGTCACCACTTACTGCTGCTATATCTAAAAGTTCACTCGGAGTCTTAGTGCCAATTCCCACGTTCGAAGTCAATGTATTTACAAATAGATTTGCAGTACCAACTTCAAGATTTGATGATATGTGTGCGTTTGAACCAACATTTAGATTTTTTTGAGTACTGATACCACCAGCAACCTTTAGGGCACCAGTAGTTGCATTGGTCGAAGTCGTAGTGTCGGTAATGTTAACACTATCAGCTTCAACATCCTCGAAGTTGGCGTGTAGAGCATGAATGTTCTTCGAAATACCTACACCACCAGTGACAATTAGAGCACCAGTGGTTTTAGAAGTAGCATCCGTGGCTGAGATTACCTTAGCGACAGCCCCAACATTTAGGTTTTCTTGAGTACTTATACCACCTGCAACCTTGAGGGCACCTGTAGTTGCTGAGTCTGAAGTGGTTGTATCCGTCACTGTGACACTATCAGCCTCTACATCTTCAAAATTGGCATGTAGAGCATGAATATTCTTAGAAATACCCACACCACCTGTGACAATTAGGGCACCAGTTGTTTTAGACGAGGCATCTGTGGCTGAGATTACCTTAGCGACAGCCCCAACATTTAGGTTTTCTTGAGTACTTATACCCCCCACAACCTTTAGGGCACCAGTGGTTGCGGAGGATGAAGTAGTTGTATCTAAAATGACCACACTATTGGAGACAACGTCCTCAACGAAGACATTTTTACCATGAATATTTTTAGCAACGCCTAGACCACCAGTGACAATTAGGGCACCAGTGGTTTTAGAAGTAGCGTCAGTCCCGGATATTACCTTAGCAACCGCACCAACGTTCAAGTTTTCTTGGGTACTGATACCACCCACAACCTTTAGGGCACCTGTGGTTGCTGAAGTGGATGTAGTGTTATCAGTGATAGTGACACTATCAGCTTCGACATCCTCAAGGTTGGCGTGTGTGGCGTGAATATCACCCACCACACCCAAACCACCACCTATGGTCACCGCACCCGTTGTTTTGGAGGAAGATGCAGTTGTACTCGTAACTCCTAGAGTACCATTTATATTAACTGCGATTGCGTTTGATGTATTCATAATAACTGGAGAATTATTAGCACTACTGAGAGTATGACCAATTTCAAGGTTGGATGTGGAGAAATCATAAATCACGGCGACATTACCTTTATTCCCACTTGTTAAGGGATTATTCATAAGTATACCGGTGTCCAAACCAGATGTATTACCCTTACCAATTTCAATTATAGGATCTTGAACCACAAGATTGTTTGCATTAATAACCGTTGTATTTCCTGTAACGACTAAATTACCGGTTAATGTGAGGTTACCACAATGAACGTTTCCGGCTACACCTAAACCACCAGCAACCTTGAGTGCACCAGTTGTTTGATTGTAAGATAATGTAGTGTCTGTAATGTCTACACTATCAGCTTCGACATCTTCAAAATTAGCATTTAAAGCGTGGATATCTTTGGAAATACCCACACCACCAGTGACAATTAGGGCACCGGTGGTTTTAGAAGAGGCATCTGTAGCGGATAACACCTTAGCAACAGCTCCAACATTCAGGTTTTCTTGAGTACTTATACCACCCGCAACTTGGAGGGCACCCGTAGTAGCCGAAGTTGAAGTAGTAGTACCACCAACATTCAGGTTTTCTTGAGTACTGATACCACCCACAACCTTTAGGGCACCAGTGGTTGCGGAGGATGAAGTAGTAGTGTCTAAAATGACTACGCTATTGGATACAACATCTTCAACAAACACATTCTTACCATGAATATTCTTAGAAATACCCACACCACCAGTGACAATTAAGGCACCAGTGGTTTTAGAAGTAGAATCAGTTGCAGATAATACCTTTGTGACGGCCCCAACATTTAAGTTTTCTTCGGTACTGATACCACCGGCAACTTTAAGGGCACCCGTTGTAGACGAGGTTGAAGTTGTTGTATCTGTGATACCAACCCCACCAGAAACGACTAAAACATTTGTACCATAATCATCGACGTAAAGATTCGAACCGACACTCAAAGTATGAGAAGCTAGAGAATTGGATATACCTACATTACCAGAAGTAACAAATGCAACCGTATTATTATAAAAAATCATAGAATTAGCTGTAACATTACCTTGTCTTGTTGCACCTTGAAGACTCACATCGGTTATGAGACTTGATGCGGGTTCTCCGGACTCTACCAGTTCTTTTGTATTGGTGTTATACATCATGAGAACAATTTCGGGTTTAGATTGATAATCTTCGTCATTACGAATAGGTGCAATATAAAGAGACCCACCTTGTGATGCATCAATCACAGTATTACTCGCATTTAGAACGATCGTGTTTTCACCCTGGTCTTCTTGGGCATGTTTACCAAACCTAATTTTGGTTGACCTCTCAACGGTCGGTAAGGTCTTGACCATTTAGTATAAGGTTGTATTTTAATTTGCATAAAGTAAACCAGCCATACCATTTTCCACTCTCAATATGTTGTAATTTACTGCATAAATTGGGTCATTAATGTTCATAGACTCACTCATGATAGTAGCTGACGATACACGACTGAAATTTAGGGTTCCTGTGGGCTGTAAGCTGGATGTTGAGAGGCAGAAACAATAAAGAAAGAAATCTGGAGAAGTTACGAAGTTTGTGTGATAATAACTCGTGACGTCTATAAAATGTGGTTTACCCCATTTGTAGTTACTTACATCGAGACCATTTATGTTTAATTTAACTTTGTTTGTGGGAGATGTGAGGGCACCATCCGTTGTTGTATCCGATGATGCTAAATATTTTACTGGATGATTAAACGTAAGTTCTTGAACTAAAGTACCCGAAGCAACATTTTTTTGGACTTGTGTTATGAGGAGATCATGTTTTCTAGATGCAACCTGACCACGCTCCTCATTGTCGAGGTAATAATAATTCGCGAAACATTCAACGTTATAATTTGAAGCTGCTGTAGCCCAATGGATCCTAATTTCAACATTATGATAGTTTAGGGCTACAAGGGGTAGAGCGCATTGCGGTCCCTCACAGAAGAAAAACCTGAGAGGGTAAAAAAACGAGCGCGCAGAAATACCCGGGTGTGTACCATTCGCACTCCTAGATACATTTTGTGCAAATGTATCAATAGCAATCTTCTCTGTGAAAATTGCATCTTGGGTATCAATAACGGAACCACCTATTAAAAGCTCAACTTTATCGATAATGGTATCCCATCGTTGAATATCGAGGGCTTGGGTTTTGTCATCGAGTGTAAAATACACGTAACTGAGAAGATCACCAGATCTCTCAAATTGGATGCTAGACATAGAATTGTTTTTCACCGCTCCGTGGATGGTTTGTTTTTCAACGGATTGTGAAAAATTAGCATGGCGTTTGAATGTTGAACTGAAGAAAGATATTTCAGGATTACCCATGATATATTTATCCTGGGCACCTATAGCAATCAATTGAACAACACCTGCAGACATGGTAATACTAATTTAAGGGGAGAAAAATTACAGGTTGGGTTTTCTACAGACGAAACGAATAACCAAAAAATTATTTTCGGCGGGATTTGGTGGTGTTATAAGAACACCACTTTGATTACGAATATTGATAGTGAGACGATCAACTGTTCGAATGGGATTTACGTATTGCACAGCAATTGGGTAATCATCTTTGAAACTTATTATACCAGTATCATCTGTAGTAACAATACTGGCAAAAGATTTTCGAAGCATACCTAACGATGCCTGACCTTCATAAACATTGGTAGCGCGATCATTAAATGTAGAATTCAACTCATCAATAGAAATGTAACAATGTTCACTTCCATTAGCTGGTGTGACTGTATTAATTCGAGCGGCTAGAAGTCGAGCCTGTACAACATTTTTTAGAGGCTGACTCAAAAAACACGTCCATGTGTTCGCACTAGTCTGATTAAGAGTATCAATAGTGATGGTATGATATTCATAGTTTAGATCGGGAATCATATCAGTTGGCGATGTAATCAGGGCCATTTATTATTAGCTTAGATTAAAGATCCACCAATTCCATCCACGATATCATATCCGGCATGATCACCTACAAGTTTTTGGGCACCACAAAGACCACCTGGGGTAAGACCAACCGAGTAAGGGCTGTCCTCCTTGCCTGAACCAGCGGTACATTCAAGGTCGGGCTTGAGGTCGAAGAGAGATTCTTCACTGACGGGTGTAATGGTAATTGGCCTGGGCTGATAATTCACGGTCTTCACAGACATAAAAGACAGGACGAAGATGAGGGTCATCAAAACTGCTATGGCCATGAGGCCGTTGCGGTTGGTCTTGTTGAGGTTAAGCATTTATATTAGACTTAGATTTTTTTAAAGTGCGTTAAAGAGATTTTCTTAGTTTCTAAATAGACAGTAGATGGACGAAGAAATCGTACTCGATAGGGGTCAAACGACTGTGATGAAATTAGATGCTGATGAACAGGCCCTGATGGATGAGATTCAAATTTCTGCACCACGACCAAAACCTGTACCTCGACCCACAAGGCCTATGCAAAGACCTCAACAATCTTTTCAGGGTCAGGAGGCTATGGATGCTTTTGTGAATCCCAACAAACAAAGTGCCCCAACTCAGCCTCAACAGGATGAGGAAATTGATTATGGCGAGGATGAACCAATGATGTTCGATGATGATGAACCCATGGGACCAGGTCCTAGTGACCAGGGTGAACAACCCTCAAAGGGATACACTTCAATTGACGAAGAGAAGTCGGATCTTATTAATAAATTAGCTCGACTTGAGAAGAAGGGATTTGCAGTTAATAAGAGGTTGAACGCTTACTCGAATGTTGATGAACTCAGATCAGAGGTCAAGAGGATTACATACAGCATAGATGTTGAACAATCAGTTCGCTTCTCTCGCCGTATGTTGGTCGCCTGTGTAACTGGACTTGAATTTTTGAATAAGAGGTATAACCCATTCGAGATTCAACTTGAGGGTTGGTCTGAGTCTGTTATGGAGAATGTTGATGATTATGATGGTGTATTCGAGGAACTATATGTGAAATATAGATCTAAGGTCAGTGTTGCACCAGAGGTCAAACTGATTATGATGTTGGGTGGCTCAGCAATGATGTTCCATCTTACCAATAGTATGTTCAAGTCAGTGATGCCTAACATGAATGATGTTATGAAGCAGAATCCAGACCTAGTGAAGAATATGATGGCGGCGGTTCAGAACACTACCCGTGACACTAGTGGCCCCGCAGTTGATGCACCCGTGGGTGGATCAGGGCAGTACGAGATGCAGGGACCCGGACTTGATATTTCAAGCCTGATGGGTGGTATTTCGATGCCTCCCCCACCCCCAATGAATACCTCAATGGGGCAAGGACCCTCGGCGCCTCAGCCTGTTGATGAGGATGATGATCTCTCTGATATCATGTCCATCTCTGGTGATTCCACTGGAGGTGAGGTCAAGGAGGTCAATGTTGGTGCAGGGTCTAAACCCAAGAGAACTCGTCGAAAGAAGAAGACCGAAATAAATCTCTAAACTTATATAAATGATAGCGTATTGTCCGCTTGAGGAGCTCGAGCCTCCCGTTCGACAGCAAGAAGTTGTCGCTGAGGCCAAGGTCGAACCTGTAAAGCCTCAGGTCGGCCGCGAAGAAACTGAATTAAATTACGTCATCATGGCTTTCATTGTTGGCGTAGTAGCACTAGCCGTCTCTGATTCCATCAGGGCGTAAATGTTTAATCTACCGCGGGGTACCACCCTCCCTCGTAGTAAATTTAATATGTGAATCCAACCAATAAATCTTGACCACCAGTACTCGGATTGTCAAGAGCTGTAGTTGTATTTAGAGCTCGTTTTGTAATTCTAGAAAGTCCACCGTTAAGTCCAGTGGTGAGTTCAACTGTT